CCTTATTAGCAGGATGGGGGCCTGCAGGCCCGTACGGGCCTGCTTTTGGAGCAGTAGCGCCAGCAGTAGCGCCAGCAGTAGCGCCAGCAGTAGCGCCAGCAGTAGGTGGTTTGAAAGCTGGTCTGGCAAATATAGGACGTGGAATAGGGGCTTTGACAAGTAGGGCAGTTGAAGCTGTAGCAGAAAATCCTATAGCAGCAATAAGTTCAGGTTTAAAGAGTCTTGTAGTTCCAAGCACTACGGGTGTGTATAGTGGTTTGGGACCGATAGCCAACAAACTTGCTACAGTTGCCAATGTTTTAGGCTCTCCTGGCGGACAATTTTTAACCAGTGTAGGCACAAGTCTGGCTACTCCTTTGCCTAAATATGAAGGTATTATTCTTGGCGAAGATGCACCGCCTATTATTCCTCCAGCGCCTACCTCTGAAGGAATTGCCTCCTTGGCGACCCAGGCACCTGAATATGTTGATCCGACCCCTTATTTAGGTCGTGCGCCCTTGAGTCCGGCGTTTATGAACCAATTTGAAAGAGCTGCGTTAGGCTTTAATCCACCAGGGTTTGGCGTGGGGACACTTAATCCGTCTTATATGAACCAGTTTGAAAGAAATCAATTGGGGCCAACCTAATGCCTTTAGCTAAAGTTGTATTCAGACCGGGCATTAATAAAGAGACGACTTCTTACGGAAGCGAACAGGGTTGGTTCGACTCGAGCCTTATTCGTTTCCGTAAAGGCCGTCCGGAAAAAATGGGAGGCTGGCAGAAGCTCAGTTCCAATACTATCCAGGGAACTCCTCGTTCCATGCATGTATGGGCCGCATTGGATGGCACCAAGTACATGGGCATGGGAACTGAGTCGAAAATGTATGTCGAGGAGGGCGGCGACTATAATGACATCACGCCTATTCGTAGCACTGTCACACTGTCCTCCAACCCTTTCAAAACAGGCAGTGCCAGCAGCGGCACTGTCACCGTGACGCATATTGATCACGGTGCCAATACCGGCGATTTTGTAACGTATACCGGCGCTACGACTACTGATGGCATTACAGCAGCCCAGTTAAACCTGGAATTTGAAATAACGGTGGTCAATAGCAACAGTTACACCATTTCCACTGCCGGCAGTGCTTCTTCTGGTTCCACTGCCGGGGGTGGTACGCCCACGGCGGCTTATCAAATCAACGCGGGTCTTACCACCACGGTTGCTGGTCCAGGATGGGGGGCAGGTTTTTGGGGTGGTATTACCTCTGGTTATTCGCAAACCACGCTGAATGGCGCCATTACCGATTCCGAGACATCATCCATTATTTTAACCAGTGCCGCATCTTTTGAGACAGCCGCCACTACGCTTTCCGGTGCGCTTACGGTTGCCAGCACCATTGTTACTTTGGCTGATTCTACTGGAATGCCTTCCAAGGGAACTATTTTAGTAGATAGTGAAAAGATTATTTACGGCACGAATGCAGGCAATGTACTGGGGGACATTACCCGAGCAGCGGATGGCACCACGGCAGCAGCGCATAGCGACGGCGCTACAGCCACTTTTGTGGGCCTTATATTGATTAACAATGAGCTTATTCAGTATACCGGCAAGTCTTCCAACACCCTTAATGCAGGCATTGTACGAGAAGTCCGTGGCACCACGGCAGCAGCACATAGCGACGGCGATGTCGTAAAAGAAGCCAATGATTTCGTGGGATGGGGACAGGTGGCTTCGACATCTGCATCAAGCGGACAGCAACTTCGCCTGTGGACCCAGGACAACTGGGGCGAAGATTTGGCCTTCAGTGTGTTTGATGGCGCTCCTTATTACTGGGACAAAACATTGGGCATACTTAACAGAGCCACTACGTTCGCCTCCCAGACAGGCGCTTCAGCTGCCCCTACCATTACTCGTCAAATCATGGTTTCCGGCGCAGATCGCCATATTATCTGTTTTGGCTGTAATCCCAGAGGAGAAACTGCCCAGGATCTCCTGCAGGTTCGATGGTCAGACCAGGAAAGCCCTTTTGATTGGACGCCTACGGCAACCAATACAGCAGGCTCGCAGCGCATTTCTTCCGGCTCTGAAATCATTCGAGCACAGAAAACACGCCAGGAAATCCTGATATGGACCGATATTAACTTACACACAATGCGGTTCGTAGGACCCCCTCTGACTTTTGGATTTTCCCTTTTAGGTAGCGGTGTATCACTTATTTCCCCTAACGCACTAACGGCCATCGGAGACCGGGTGTTTTGGATGTCGCGGGAAAATTTCCATGCTTATTCCGGACGTATAGAAACGATTCCATGCACCGTTTTGCGTTATGTTTTTGACGATATGAATATCTATCAAGGCCGAAAGTTTTTCGTTGCATCAAACAAAATGTTTGACGAGGTGATCTGGTTCTATGTATCGTCAGATGCCACCGAAATTGACCGTTACGCCAAGTTTAATTACGTGGAAGGCACCTGGGATATTGGCACCTTGTCGAGAACAGCATGGACAGATTTTGGTGTTCACGATTTCCCACGAGGTGCGGGATCTGCAGATAGTACGCAATACGTGTATCTGCATGAAAACGGGTCTAATGCTGATGACTCTGCCATGACCTCCTATATCGAGTCTGCGGATTTTGACTTAGATCCGGACGGCGATAAATTCATGTTTATCAGTCGTCTGATTCCGGACATTGATATCACCTCTCCACCCAATAACCCTGTAAATTACATCTTAAAAACAAGGAATTATCCTGGTGAGTCCTTGTCCACCAACTCTACTAATGAAGTTGTGGGCACTACTACGCAGTCTTTTCTACGTGCTCGAGCCAGACAAGCCGTTATCCGCATTGAAAGTTCTTCCACCAATATTGCATGGACATTGGGCGATTTACGGTTGGAGATTAAACCGGATGGGAGGCGCTAATGGCTAAACTACTGGATCATAGTCTTCCGGACGTTGCGGGAGTAGATGTGAACACTATTAGCCCTATTACCGGACAACCGCAATTTATTGAAGCGATACAACGTGCTATAAAGGATATTGAAATGGCTATGATGAAAATTGACTTTCCGGCTCAAGTAGAAGGAAAAGACGAATCCAGAGCTTTGACCTGGTTTATTTGACACTACACTAGAGGACATTAAAAATGGCATATCAACCTAGCTCATTACCTCTTACTCTGTTTGAACGGTTTGGTGGATTACAGGGCCTTCACCAAGCCGGATATATCGACCCGCGAGATGCAATCATCCGAGGGGCGAAGCCCCACCTAATGCCGCTAGTGCCACCAGGCGCTGGACGTACGCTCCGCCCAATGCCGCCAGCGACAGTACCGGATTTCCCCACTATTTCTATGCGAGATGCAATCATCCGAGGGGCGAAGCCCCACCTAATGCCGCTAGTGCCACCAGGCGCTGGACGTACGCTCCGCCCAATGCCGCCAACGACAGTACCGGGCCCAATGCCGCCAACGACAGTACCGGATTTCCCCACTCCTCTTGGGCAGCCAAAGCGAAGAGGAGCTTTCACCGCAATGACCGGCCCCACACTTGAAACGCCAGTAGCGGCAGACGATGTTCCGGCGCCAGTACCGGATTTCCCCACTCCTCTTGGGCAGCCAAAGCGAAGAGGAGCTTTTGAAACGCCAGTAGCGCCAGTACCGGATTTCCCCACTATTTGGATGCCGCCCAACCACCCATTAGTACCGGATCTCCCCACTACTTTACCAACCGGGACTGGGATCCTTCCCCATCGTCGAACGGATTTATTCGGACAGGGAATACCACAAGAACCACCGGGAATACCATCGGGTGGTCATGCACCGGGAATGGCCGACCAGATCATGTCACTACAACCCTCTGACCCTGGACTCCACTTACTAGGACTCGGCGCACGTCCACTGGGTTTACCCAAACAGGTACCGAGTTTACCACCGGGATTATTCGTACAGGGCCTACCACCAGGACCACCAGGAATATCACCGGGTTTACCACCCTCACCTTCACCTTTACAACCCGCCACAGGACTCGGCATACCAGGTCTGTCGGCCATAGGAACTCCGGGGGGACTCTCACCTTTAGGAACAGGTCTACAACCCGCCATAGGAACTCCGGGCGCTCCAATGCCGTTGCCCCAACAGCAGGCAGCACCCTCCGCCTTACCTTTTCCCAATCAATTTACAGGTCTGGGTCAGGGCAACATACCGCCTGGTGGGATAGGGACCTTTGGAAACGCTTTTAGAGACACCCTTCAATGGCCTTTTGGACCTATGTAAAACATTGCATTAGTGGCAACCTTCTACAAAAACGCAAAAGTAGACCTGACATCGACGGCGGTTACGACGTTATATACCGCCCCGGAGGCCAAAACCGCCGTGTTCAGGTCGATCTTGGTTGCTGATGACAGTGGTAGTACGTCCACGATTACGCTCACCCTTACGGATTCGGCAGCTGCCGTGTTTGTCCTGTATAACGTCAAGGCGACCGTGGCCAACGGAACAGTCGAATTACTTACTCAACCTCTGGTGGTGCAGGAATCAGAGGTTTTGAAAGTAACGGCTGCAAATGCCAATCGATTACATGTCGTTGGCAGTTACATAGAGATTTCTTGATATACTAGAATTACAGGGGTGTTTTAATGCAAACCACCAATCATCATAGCCCCCAAGCGATGGCGCATGGCCTGGCGAGTTTAGGTCGTTATGGCGACACGTACATGGTACATGCCGCTGAAGGCGAGACCGTGATCCCGGCTGAAATACTACTTGCCAATCCAAGATTGAAGGCCGATCTGTTTCGTCAGATGCAGATGATGGGAATTAAGAACCCTGGCCGTTATGTAGTGGGCAATACCCTTAATTCCCTTAATCCTGTTACAGGTCAACCTGAGTTTTTCTGGAAAAAGCTGAGAAAGTTTGCACCAATATTGGGAGCGGCAATAGGCCAATCAATTCTTGGTCCATTGGGAGCACCAGCTCTCGCTGCTGGAACGGCAGCACTTGTAGGTGAAGACCCAGCAGCATTCGGAATAGGAACACTTGCAACTCAAGCACTTGGACGAGGAATTAGTAGCGCCTACGGCGCAGAATCAGGCTTCGGCAACCGATTAGCGGGCTTCGGCAGTGGAGTAGCAAAAGGATTTACTGATCCTTTTAGAGCACTTGGCAACCTATTTACGGTTGGCCCTCAGAACCCAATTGCACAAGGTGCTTTGGGTCCAACTCTTATGAAAGAATCTGCAGCGCGATTTCGTGAACTTTATCCCGATCAACAGGCTTTTAGTCCTTATCGAACAGGAAAAGATATTAAGGAACAAGCGATTGCCTTTGCACAACGACCTCCGGCGCCCGGTGTTGCTGATGAACTCTCAAAAAGACAGCAATTAATGGAAACCAAAAGGCAGCTGATGACTAACAGTCAACAGGTTGGATCGGATCAAGTTAGAACTCCTTATGGCACTCTAACAAATGATAAATATAGAGAAGCAGTCGCCGAAATAAATAGGCTAATTGATGTTTCATCGCAAACAGGAATTCCTTCTGGAGGGGCCGTATCCCCCGAACGCTTTGCTGAGCTAGTACAAAGTGGTGATCTTCTACCTAACGATACGATGGACGTAATAATTGATGGCCAGATAGTTCAACGAACAGTTGGGGAATCCCCATCAACTTTCATGGAAAGTCTTAAAAGTCCTCAAACCTTGGGTAATCTTGCGGCTTTCACTATTCCAGCCGGCCTTGCTTATTTTGCAGCCAAGGGTGATGAAGACGAAGACTTAACTCCGGAAGAAGTAGCCGCGCAGCAACGTGCGGCAGATCCACAACGCGTGGCCTATCGGGAAAGTGGTACTGCTGATCCAGAACAAAGAGACAGATTACGTGCAGAAGCTGGAATTAGACCAGCTTATGCTTATCAAGGGGAAGAAGGCATACGTCGTCTTGCACGTAGTATGGGAATTTCTATGGATGCCGCACGACGTTATGTTGGTGGTTATGGCTCACAGTATCTGGCTGGTGGTGGTGAAATCATGGGTCCAGGAACAGGAACCTCGGACAGTATTCCTGCCAGACTTTCTGATGGAGAATTTGTCATGACCGCCGATGCTGTACGAGGCGCCGGCAACGGTAATAGAGATATGGGTGCTGCAAGAATGTATGACCTGATGTCCAGATTTGAAGGTTTAAGTTAGGGGAATTTAGTATGCCGACAGAACAAGAAATCCAGGTCCTTAGACAAGCGCCGTATCTGGAAGAGTTCCAGAGGCGCTTGTTAGATCAGGCTTTTGCTCGTGGTGAAACACCCGTAGGCATTCCTGACATACCTGTGGCAGGGTTTCACCCCCTCCAACAGCAAGCGATTACTGCGGGAGAAGGTGTGGGGCAGTTTATGCCCTACCTTACGCAAGGCGCTGAAACAATTGGCACAGGGTTACAAACGCTGCAGGACCGTTCAGCAGGTGTCCCCGGTTTGTTTAGCAGTGCTGCTGAACAGGCGCGAGGGACAGCGGGTCTCTATACACCGACCACTGAAACGCTTCAGCCCTACATGGATCCTTATCAGCAGCTTGTTACACAGGAAGCTGTAGCCGAAATGGGTCGCCAGGGAGAACTGGCCTCGAACCAATTAAGAGCGCAACAGGTCGGATTGGGTGCATTGGGCGGTGAGCGAGGGGCCTTGCAACTCGCAGAATTGCAGAGAAACGTCACCGAGCAGCAAAGCCGTCGCATTTTTGAGGACATGTCCCGTAATTTTAACCAGGCCCAGAATGCAGCACAGACCGCTTTTGAGAGTCAACAGCGCAGACAGCAGGGGGTGGGTCAGTTGTTAGCGGGTATCGGTCAGGCCGCAGGACAGGAAGCGGTTCGTACCGGCGCCGGCATTGGCCAGTTTGGGGGCCTTCAGGCCAATTTAGCCGGCCAGGGGTTAGGGCTGCTGGGTCAGCAGACACAGCTTCAATCCCAGTTAGGTGCATTGGGGCAGACTCAAGAACAACGACAAATGGACGCAGCGCGTCAAACCCAGATGCAACAACTTTACGAGCCGTTCCAGCGTCTGGGTTATATGGCGGATATCTTTAAACCTTCCATTGGCTCAGCAAGTTCCACCCTGGGGGTAGCGACGGCTCCCAATCCCAGTGCAATATCACAAGCACTGGGCTTTGGAATAGCGGGACTGGGAGCCAGTAGAGCTTTGGGCAATCCTTTTGGGGCCTTATTTGGCGCCCAAACACCATAGGTTGTAAAAATGAGCAGACTTAAAGAAGTTCTGGAAAGGCGGTTGTTTCGTAACAATGGCATGCTTGGCTCTGAAAATCCGCAAGGTATCCTTAATTCTTCCAACGAGCTTGCTAATACGGTCCGCATGCAGAATGGTGGCCAAATACAACTGGGTGAAGGGCCAGCAGCCATATCTTACTCAGGCGTTCCCATTCCAACGGCTGAAGAACTTGAACAAAGTGATGTAGCTGCTATTCCTGTTCTAGATCCTTTAATGGGAGTAGCTGACCAAGGGTTATTGATGAGTGATCCTTTTGCTGCCATAGAATCGCAAGAAACAAGTCTTATGGATCCTTTTACTGTGTCTGAAACACTTCAGGGAGAAATTCCTTCACCTGAAATAATACCAGCAGAAGAACCTGAAAGTCTTGAACAAAGACCATCAGGAGAAACTATAACCCTAGAAGAAGCGACAGCGGATAATATTAAAGAATTTCAAGAACGACAAACCGATTTAACCGTTGCAGAACCTCCTGAGATGGTTACGGCAAGACTTACAGAGCAACGCTTACTTGAAGGACCTCCAGAAGAAACAGATCCTGATATAACAATAGAACAAGATGAACTCGATCCAACTCATATAACTGGGGAAGCTTTTTTACGTGCAAAAAAAAGAAGCATAGCTGGGGCCACGATGGGTCCAGAAGATGAAGCTATTATAGAAACCGTAGAAGGTATTGAAGAGGTCCGAAATAAATATTTAGATGAAAATTCATCTTATGAAGATGCAAGATCCGCATACGATCATGTAAAAGGTCGCCGAGAGACGCCACCAACAATAAATGATTACAGTAAGATCGTTGGAGAGCGATTAGAGGACTCACGTAAAGTATTTTTTGACAATATTAAAAAAGAACTTGATGAAATAGAGGAATTAGAAGAGCCATCTGAAGAAGAACTTGCTGCTCGTATGGAGTCTGCCAAAGAACAATTTATAAACGCACTTCCAGAATACGAAGGAAAAACTCAGTTTGAGAAGGGCATGACATTTGCCAAATTGGGCATGGCTATAGCCGCAGGTAAAAGTCCCCACGCAATACAAAATATTGCGAATGGATTTTTAGCCATGGCCGATGAATTTACTACTGACGATAAAGAAAAACGTGCTTATGACAGGCAAATTAAATTAAGTGCCGCTAACTTTGCCCTAAAGAGAAATAAAGAAGACAGAGATCGTCTTAATAAACTGACAGATGACAGATCCACCTTTAAGAGAAATCTTATCCTGGAGGGTCTTAAAATAGGCGTTGAGTACGATAAGGCTCTTGCAACCCTTAATGCTAATGCGTTAAAGGAATTAAGAAGACCTCCGACAGAAACATCAAAAGCAAGAGAAGATTATCAAAGGCTTTTGGGTGAATATCGAGGTTCAATAGCCATGAAAGCAAATCTCTCTCGTATTATTACGCTAAGCTTTAAAAAAGGTTCAAATGCTCAGATTGGAATGCTTAGTCAAATGGGTGATTGGCTGAACAGTGGTTTTAATGCAGCTGAGATGGATCCAGACAAATGGAAACGTGACTGGCTCAATGCCTCCGGTGATAGAAAAGAACGGAAGATTTTAATGGGCCAATTAAGTGCAGAATTAGCTCCTGTTATTTTAGGGGAAAGCGGCAGAACTATTTCTGATGCTGATAGAAAAAGAGTGGATGCAATAATGAGCCATTATGCGGACCTAATTACTGGTATAACTTCATCACCGAGGGCCATTAGAGTTGCATTGAAAGGGCTTGAAAACCATATCAACTCACAAATATTAAGAACTTCTACTGGCCTTAATTCAATAGAACAAGAATGGACTGATTTATATACCAAGGGTTCTGTACCGATGTCTGCTATATTTAAGCAAAAAAGGGAAGCCTATTTTGGTAGAGAAACTCCGATTTATGGTGCAGGAACGAAGGGTCTTACGGGTGCTCAACAAGTATTAACCTTTAGTGAGATTTGGGATCCAGAAAAAAATACCTTTAGTGAAAAATATTACTCGTTAGGAAAACAGATATAAGTAGTTTATTCACATGACTCAAATCAGTCTTCCATCTGGAACCATAATTGATTTTAAGGATTTAGGTTCTAAGGAAATAGAAAGTGCTCTTGTTCGTATGCAGGAGGAAGATCCTTCTTTGTTTGTTGCACCAGAACAAGAGGAAAGGCTTTCTCTTCCCGTTCCTGAAACTGAGAGCATGGTAGAGAAAGCCTATCAACAATATTTGATGAGAGGAACTCCTTCTGAGGTCAGCATTGGTGAATACGGAGATATTGAATACGGACCAGAAGGAGCTGCAGCTACTAATGAAGGGGAAGTAGACGATCATTTTTTTCAATTTAAGTATGGACGAGCAGATAATGATGAGGAAAGAGAAAAACGACTTACTGCAGAATTTGGAGAAAACAGTTTTATTCGTAAAGGATACGGAGATTATTTACTTAATCTAGATAATATTGGCCAAGCAAAAAAGGAAGAATATAACCTACCTCTTGAAGGAACAATACACGTCAATGAACCGGGTCTTTCTTGGTACGATGTTTCTGGATTTTTAGGAGGAGAAGCTGCTCCCCTTGGAGCTGCTCTAGGAGCAGGTCTTGTATTTAGTGGTGTAGGGATTGTACCGGGAATGTTGATAATGGGTGCTGCCGGTGCAACAGGTAAAGGCTTTGATGAACTTATAGAAGCCAAATTTGAAAAAATGAACACCCAGACAGATGATGAGGTTTATAAAGATATTGCATTGACTGGTGGTCTATATGCTGTTGGTGAAGGACTTGGAAGAGGACTTTTTGCAGCAGGTAGATATCTTTTAAAAGGTCCTGGTCCAAAGCCAGATCCTCAAAGAATAGCTCAATTAATAGAAAAGGGTTTGCCAGAAGGCGAAGCCACTGTTCTTGCTAGAGAAGAAGCTAAGAAAAGTTTAAGACAGGCTGTAGAAGAAGGGGCCAGACCTACATTAAAAGAAGCTTCTGGAAAAGCACTCGCTGGTAGATTGCAGGCTATTTACGAAGGTATTTTTGAAAATAGAGTCGCCGCTGAATCAAATAGGAAATTCATCCAAAAGAAAATGGATGCTTTTAAAGAAGGTCGTCTTAGTGAAGCAGATTTAGTGAAAGTATTAGATGAACAAGCTGTTGCGATCCAAGCTCAAGTTAAATCCGCCATGGAAAATGCAGATATAACTCAAGCTGAAAAATTAGCTAAAAAGCATTTAGATGAAGTTATTGATAATGAATTCAAAATCATTACAGATTTGTATGATCCTAAACTCGGTTTAAGTGCAAATGCATCACAGTCACTGAGTCAAGCCGCTCGTTTATTTGAACAAGATTCTCAGTATCTTTATAAAAAGTCAGAGGATCTTCTTTCTGGTGTAGTAGACAATGAAGGCTATAATGCAGCCACTTTTAGCACTAATTTAATTAGGGGTGCTTTAAATAATATCGCTTCTGATAAAGCCACCACTGCTGTTGTTGGCGATGCTTTTCGTACAGGGTTATTTCAATATATAAGAAGTAACGAAAGACTTTCTCTGACTGAGCTTACCTCTTTAAAAAGTGCCATACGTTTAGTAGGCAAAGATCCAGGTCTTATGCCTGGAGTAACTGATAGACATATTGGTTCACTTGTTGATTCAATTAGCAATACTATAACTCAAAGATTTGAAGGACTGGCTTATCTTAGAGCTGCAAAAGGACGTGCCATAGGGCGTCTTTCCGAACCATCAGAACAACTTTTTAATGAGGGAATAAGAGCCTTTTTGAAGGCTCAAAATTTTCATTCAAAAGGAATGCAGCGTTTTAAATCAGCTAATATAGATATGCTGCATAAAAATATAGATGCTGGCGTGATAGTTGGTAGTAAACCTGTTATGGAGACGTTGGTTCAACCTGGAAATGCACAACCATTACGTTCCTTTCTTAAAGCGGCTACTCCTAGTGGAATAAAAGCAAAAGAACGTGCTTCCAGTTTAATGCAAGCAGGTCCTGAAGTATTTAGAAATGCTTCAAGAGCCGCTTTTAATGGTAATTTAAAAGAGGCTAACACTATTTTGAGAGAAGCCAATGTATCTGAGGATTTAATCCCAAAACTTCCTGAATTTGTTGAACGGTTACTTGCTCATGATCCTGAAACAGGCGCCTTGGTTCGTCCTTCTGTTAAAGGGAGCTATAACCGATTAAATGTTCCCGAAAGAAAAACTTTAACAGAAGCCCAAGAAAGACATATTACAAGAAATCGGGATCCTGATGTTCCAACAGGCCGACCATTGTCTATGCAAGAAGCTCGAGGCATGGGATACACAAAACCGCCAGAGACAGTGACTGTTAGAGTTGATCCTGTAGACAATTATTACTCACATATATCCAAAGAATTTGGTCAAACTATGCGTGGTTATGCAGATTTGGCTGTGGCAAGAGCGTCACCTCAAGCTGTCAGAGATTCTGTCAGGGATTCTTTGGCAAAAGAATGGCTTGATCAAAGCGCAACTAAAATTCAAGGCGTTGTTGATGGAGCATCTTTTGCAAAGAAATTTGAAGCTTTAGGCACCGATCTTCAAAATGTTTTATTTGGTAAGAAAAACGCAGCAGCTTTCAGAGCACTTACCAAAGACTGGTACATGATGGGGTCCAGTAACAAAGAACTTTCTGATCAGGTTGTTAGAACTATTCAAGAATCTATTGAATTTGGAAGACCAGTTCGCCCAGGTTTATCTGAAGAAGCTGCAGAACTAGCTGCTACGATTAGAACAAGAGCCGAAGCGGATATCCCAGGAGGCACTGTTTTAGGTGAGGACAAGACCCTTGGCGGTTTAATTTCTGGGCTTAAAAAAGTTATGGATTTAAATAAGGCCCAAAGTGAAGATGCCTTATTTAAAGCCATTAAAAAAGGAGAAATTGATGATCCAAATAAATTGGTTGATGCTGTCTTAAAAGATCCAAAAAATTATCGAAGATTAGTTGGTGAGTTTGGAGATGAGACGCTTGATTTACCCCTGAGTTTAAAGGATGCCGTTGCGGCAAGGATAGTTAATGCGGCTTTTCCAGAAGGAGTCATTGATGGTGAATTAGTAGCAAGTGGCGCATGGGCAAAACCTATGCGAAAAGCCATTAGAGAACTTAATAAAAACGGATCAGTTTCTGAAATATTAGGACAAGACACAGTTAATGGGCTACTTACTCTTACTAAAGTAGGTGAAGCTATATCCTCAAAACCATTGGCGGGTAAAGGTGGTCTGGCGGCTGCTACTTTTGCTGCCGCAGCTTTATTTAGATTAATAACATCACCCCTTTCTTTTTTGACTGAAGCAAGTGCTATTTTTGCCATGGGTAGAGTTTTACGTCAAAAATGGTTTTTAAAATCAATGCTCGCTCCTAGATTTGAAACTCCGAGTGGAATTGTAAGTGTTGGAGGAAAGCGTCTATATGAAAAAGCTTTGGAGAAAGGTGTTGACGTAGATCCAGTTCTAAACAGTCCAGTTCTAATGGAACTCGTAGATAGAGTTAACCAAGAAGCTAGATTAGTTGTCGCAGCTATGGCAGGTCGTGGTTCAGAAACGGGTGTAGAAATGGTAAAAGAAGAAGTAGCTCCAATTATGGAAGAAATAGCCCCAGCCCTAGAAGAAGCCAAACAACAAGTTCAAGAAGTCGTTCCTCAATTAACTCCCGGCCAACCGCTTGCTGCAGTTGCCCCCGGCCAAATGACCGCTGCTGATGTCGAAAGGCAACGAGTAATGAATCAACTTGCAGGTTTACCAGCCTGACATTGACCTTTTGTAATGCCCAATGAAATCCAGGCCCAAATTCTAAAGCCATTTGGTCCACGCATTTTAAAGGCTCTCGTTCCTAAAGCCATTCTTGATACGCTCAATGACCAGTGCGATGAGATCGTAGCTGGCTCCGACCATGACAAACTTGATATTTCCAATGACCTGGTAGGTCATGTGCAGGAAGAATGGTCATGTGACATTGAACAAGTACCTGATTTTGGGAATATGCTTTTTCTACTGACCAAGGGCCTTTATGAGCATTTTCTAGTGGAGACCGAGGCAGATCAGTCCGAGAAGCCCGTAAGCCTGGTTGTCCATAAGAGCTGGTTCATCCGGTCCTTTGAAAACGACTACAACCCGACGCATATGCATACCAGTGGCAGTTATTCCTGTGTACTGTTTCTCAAGGTGCCTGACACCGTTTCAGACACCAACAGCAAAAACACGAAGAAAAAAGCCACCGAAGGCTATATTGATTTCGTCTACGGGACTTCTCTGGTGTGCTGTGCCGGCAACAAATGCATCCAACCTACCATTGGAAGCCTGTATATTTTTCCTTCATACCTGTTCCACACGGCTTATCCGTTTTACGGCTCTGGGGAAAGACGCTCTTTTTCAGCCAACATGTCTCTGGGAGTCGAACCAAATGAAACTGTCTGACCACTTCACCCTGAAAGAACTAACCAAGTCCCATACCGCAGAGCGCAAGGGGATCGACAATACCTGTAACGATGCCCAGTTAGCCTGCCTAACATCCTTGTGCATCAAAATTCTGGAGCCTGTTCGAGACCACTATGGTATTCCTTTCACACCGTCGAGCGGCTTTCGATGTCTGGCTCTGAATCGTGAGATAGGCTCGTCTGACAAGTCTCAGCACACGCTGGGTCAGGCGGCAGATTTTGAAGTGCCAGGTATCTCAAACATGGATCTGGCGCGGTGGATCATGGCCAACCTGGACTACGACCAGCTTATCCTGGAGTTTTATGACGGCGTAGATCCCCACTCAGGCTGGGTACATTGCAGTTACGTGGAGAACCGAAATCGCAAAAAGGCGCTTCGTTTTGATGGAAAGATTTTTCAGCCTTTATCGTAATTTTTTCAGCCTTTCTAACCATGGTGGTTGGTTATCCATTACCCAAACATCGCCAATTATTTTAACAACCACACGATGGTATATTGTATTAAGTGCTTGTCGCTCTAGCTGTATAACTCTATTGCCAGAAATTTTCCATGCAGCACCTATCTCACGATAAGTTTGTTTCAGCAACCAACGCCTGTTAATAATGTCTTTTTTTCGTTCATTTAAACCATAACCGCTATACTTGCTTGGAGGAATATTATATTTGATCGATCCGTTTTCCGATGTATCCAAAACGTGATTGAGGCCAGATTCAATACTTCTGCCATAATTTATATTACCGACAGAAGAAAACAGTCGTGTAACATACTTTTCTGCTTTTTTACGTTGTTCAGGCGCTTTACATCCCTCTTGTATACTCGTTAAAACTCTTTCTTTAAACAGCTTGATTAGTTCATCAAGTCTTTCTTGCCTGATTTTTTCTATTTCAGCCCGTTTTCTTGCCTGTTTTTCCTGCCTGATTTTTTTATTAGCTGCTTTTGTTTTTGCAGAACGGTATGCCTTTTGGTTTTTGCGCTTCAAGTGCTCTATGGCTTTTGCTCTGTGTTCCTCCCACTCATTTATCAGCGCCAGTCTTGCTTCTGTATCACTGATTGTATGCTCATCAATCATTTCGCATCTCCCCAGTTCTTGCCAATCCCCACATCGACCCGAGAAGGAATGCGGCGCTCTGGTACACAGTTCTCCATGGCCTCCTTGATTTGTGGCACCTGCTCACGGCTCTCAATCGAAAAGCAAAGCTCGTCATGCACCGTGACCATGGGCAAATGACCAAGGTCCATGCATTTCCTCATGGCCGTCTTCGTCTCGTCGCTTGAACTGGCCTGTACCAATCGGTTCAATGATTTGTATGTGAATGCAACGCGGTATCTTCGAGGGTCGTGGTCCCTCCAGTTGGTTTCGCGTTCTTCCAGAGGTATATCCATGATGGCACGCCAGTTTTGCTCAAGCGTATCCACATGAACAGGATTCTTGCTGGAGTCATAAACACGCTGTTCCCGCATGGGAAAGCGGCATTTACGGCCTCCTAGCGTGCGTAACTCCTTTCTTTCGGAGGCTACCCGCGTGACGGCACCCGCCAGAGCGCGGATAAAAGGCACTTTTTCGTCATATTCGTCCCGGATCTCCCGCGCTTCCTCAAAAGAGACCCCCAGAACATTGCTGAGCTTGCCCAAACCCATTCCATACATAATGCCCAGGTTGATGGTCTTGGCGAGAGAGCGTTCCACGTCTGCAAGATCGGCAACCATCTGGTGGAAATCCAAATCGTCGTTCTGGTATTGCTCGACGATCTCAATCACTTTTTCGTTGTCTCGAGTAGTGGGCGCCAGTGAGGCATAGTGCATAAGCCACCGTGGCTCTTGGGCGCTGTAATCGAAACTAGCCCATTCGCAGCCTTCTTCCGGAAGGAATAAACCCCTAATCATTTCCTTGATTTCAGGGTGACGAGACGGCATTTGTTGCAGATTCGGATGGCTCGACGAAAATCTCCCGGTCACTGTCCCGGCACCGTCCGAACGAAGCTGGTTGAACTCGCAATGGATCCGTCCTTTATGCTGGTGGTCAAGAATAGTGTTCACAAAGGTCGTGTTGGCCTTGTTGTATTCCCGTATCTCCAGAATCTTTTTGGCGACAGGATGCTTGTGCGCCTTGAGAAATGCCTTGGTAAAGCTGGGCGCCTCAGTCTTTCCAGTGCGCTCATAGCTTAGCTTCAAACTGTCAAAAGCAGTTGCCAGACTGGTCGCGTTCCACGGCTCAATGTCCACCCCCGTTTCATCCTTAACCTCTTTCAGAAGCTTCTTTTCCTTACGCTCCAGTGTCTTTTTAACCTTTTCGGCGCCCTCCAGGTCTACGCGCACACCTCGTTTTCGCATCTCAAATACCAGCGGCAGCAGCGAAAGCTCCAGTTCTAAAATCTTTTCGCAGTCGTCCTTGATAAGTTTTTTGTGAAGCGTGTTCCATAACGAAAGGGTAAGCTTGGCATCCGTCTCGGCGTACAGGGCTACCCGAGCCGCCGGCAACTTCCACATCTCCGCCTTGGCATCCACACCATGCTGGCTGGCAGCACGACGCAGATCCGCCTCCTGCTTGCGTTCTCCCAGGTAAGCTGCACCCAGCGCGTTCAGTGAGTAGCTCATGCGGTTCTCGTCCAGCAACGGCGCCGCAATCATGGTATCCAAAATGGGACCCCTGATCTCAATGCCTTCCGTCAGCAGCCATCCGAGATCGTACTGGGCATTGTGGTACACGGTAGTAATGCCGTCCTTCAACTGGTCCTTCAGCCACCGTACCACGGTACTTTTGCCCATGTTTCCGCGTCCTTCATGGGCAATTGGCAGGTATGCACTCCAGTCGGCTACCGCTACGGCGATCCCGATCAACTGCCCACTGCCCGTGGCCCATCCCGGCCCCCGTGAGGTCAGGTAGGGATCTCGAGTTTCCACGTCAATGGCCATGATTTTCTCTGCCGACAAATCAGGAAGTTCTTCTGGCGGAGTCCATGTGGACTCGTCAAACAGGTCGTCTTGTGAAGTCATAATAAATAATGTTCAGGAGTAGAGGGTTCCATGATGTGCAAAGATTTTTTGGCTCGAGTCGTAGCCACGTAATACACGCGATGTTCCGTATTGGGATTTTGCTGATATTCACGATACGCAGCTCTTGATAGATCCGGAACGACCACGACGTTATCGCACTCACCACCCTTCATGGAGTGGATGGTGGAAACCGTTATGCGTGGATTCTTCACGTTTTCCCCACGCTTCAAGGCGTTCAAAATATAATTTCGATTGTCGTCGTCAATCTTCCCAAGGGCCTCGTGCCAACGCATATTTTCATTAACCAAAAGGCCCAGTGATTTTTTGGCCGTTTCCATATTGATAGGTACTTCTTCGTCGAACTGTCGCATTTTCTGGGACTTAGGCCCGAAGCCATGAGCGACTTCCGTCTCACTCTCCATAAACGAGTAAATGTTTCTAAGCTCTGGAATAAAAAGTTCACTCCCTTTGCACAGTCTCTCCCAATCAACGATGGCCTCGTACATTCTCGTGGGAATGCTGGGATGTCCAAAGCGGCTATAAATCCATCCCTCGTCTCTTAGCGCATTTGCATAGGTGCTGGCGATCCGGTTGGTTCTTGCCATGATGCACCAGTTACCCTCGTGCAGAGGGATATCCCAGATGTTCTGATGGCCCTGAACAAAACCCTTTTCCGCCGTGGGCATCCAGTCTTTATGCTCCCGTCCGATTATGCGTGAAGCAATGTTGCATGCCTGCAGCCACGGATCTCGTGGAACCCGGTACGACTGATTTAGTACCTCTTTCTCCTTGGTAGCAGCCATAAAGGCTTCTACGTCAGCGCCCTGAAAACCCATGATGGCCTGGTCATCGTCACCCGTGAACACCTGTATACGTGGTGTGTTTCTTAGAATATCCACCATTTTCCATTGGAGCGTGGACAAGTCCTGGGCCTCGTCTACAAACAACGCATCAATGTCCAATGGCACCTGACGCTCGACAAAGGTTTCAATCATGTCTGCAAAGTCAATCTTTCCATTGAGGCGCTTGTAATCCTCATAAGCGTCCACCAGCCGTCGAAGTTCTGACCAATGCAGAGTGTGGCGCCCATACTTCTGATAAACGTCGTCAAGTGAGAGCATCAGGCTCCGCCCGAGGTGATACAACCCTAAATAGTAATCGCCTTCGGCCTGACCCAGTTGGTCAAAATCAGTCTCAATATCACTGCTTTTCTGGCGCCCGAACGCAATCCCAAGTTCATCCCCTATAACTTTAAGATCCTTACCACTCATCACCTCCCCTGACTTATAGCCGCCGGCAAGAAACGCTATCGAGTGGAGCGTCCGGAAATAAGGGAGCATGTCTTCCTCGAGACCCCAGTCATTGCAGACACGGTTTTTGCTCTCCGTGGCCGCTTTGCGTGTAAAAGACACGCAGGCAATTCGGTCTGGGTCGATCCCATCTTCAATGCAGTTGCGGATCAGGTTGGAGTTGGTCTGCGTCTTGCCACAGCCAGGGGGTCCAAGAATTGTTTTGATCATGGGGCTTCCCACTTTACAGACAGATTCATATTTAAAAAGCCTTTTTGGCGCGTTCTGTCACCTCAAAAAGGTACGTCGTCATCTTTTTCAAACGTCACATCTGGCAATTCCACGTCTCCACGCTGGATTTTAGGAATAAACCAAACACGGACCTTGGCCCACTCTCCTTTGTTATCCTTGAATTTGTACTCCTTCCTGGCGTCGTTGCCGTTGTTCATTTCCTTGAGACGCTCAGTGATCTGACCACGGGTATACTGGGTAAACCCGTTGCGTTTCAGAAAGTCCTGTAGCGCCCCCAGCTTGAAGAAAGTGAAATTGCCGTCTGTCCATGGCTTGCCTGTCAAAAGCTCCTCTTCGCTTCGAGCCTGAAGGCGTCCTATACAGAAAGTTTCCAGTAATTCGTTGAATTGACCTTTGCGAGTCAGTTCTTCAGGCACCGTAATGCGTGTCGCGTTGTCCATGAGGTTGTCCACCAGATCGCGCCAGTCTGCGTCTTTCATACGTGCCGGCATCTTGAAAATCTGGTCCATGCATGCTCGTTGAAACTCCATCTGGATCTGGAGTTGCTTGGTTCCAATCTCCAGACGAGAACCATCCACGTCCATGAACCACACAGGCGGTTCACTTTCCACCACCGTGAGACCTCCAAGTGCCGGAAATGCCTGATTTCGACTGATCCCGAATTTTCGTGAACGGCACAGGGTGCGGTTGCAATGGGACTGAAGCGGCTCCGTCTTGCACTGATAGTGGTAGTCCTTTTTCCGCAACTGTTCCTGCAGCGTGGCGACCTCCTTGGCTGGCAGTGAGGGACTGGAGTGGTCTTGATTGTGCTTTTCCATGGCGGTTTCCCAGGTGTCCGGAAAAGCCTTTTTTAAATAGGTGCCGACATTGAACATAACGATGTTGCGTCCGCCTTCCGGAATACCAAATTCTGAGAGTTGCTGGAGGCAAGGCGGACCATTTGGCAACAGATCGTCGTTGTTACCGATCTTGAACTCTCGTAACTCCTGCAAAGACAGTTTGGCCTTGTCCGCAAGATCCAGAAATTCTTCAAGCGTCAGGCTGTCGCCATCGTCTTTAAGGGCATACCGCGTGGTGTGCTTTTCATTGTAGTACGGTAAGTTTAGGAAATTCCCCAGATCCCCGCGCTCTGACAGGATCTCACTCTGCTTCGGATAAAGTTCACACGTACCCAACCCTAACGCCGATGCGAACTCTGCCAGCTTGTCGCGCACTTCGACCGCAGCGACACTTTCAGACAGAAAAAGATAGAGGTGAGCACCTCCGGATTTCGACCGGCACATGACCAAAGGCAGCTTTAGGCGCCCAACCTTTCGCTTCAAAATAACCAGATCAAGGTTGTAGTCGTCCACGTCCAAGGCGCCGAAACGACAGCAACTGGTCTCGTCAATAGGAATGCTGGCGATACCCATTTTGCCATCAAAATGCTGCTGCACGAGGTCTTCTGTCAACGGCTCACGGACAGTCCGGTATTTTGCCTCCTGCTTGCCGTGACGTTGTGATTTTAAAACCGTGGTTTGACCGTGGCCGTTTTCACATCCGGCAAACAAAGCAAGAAATCGCGTAATAAAAGACACTTAGATAAAAAACCCCCCGCCGAAGCGGGGGGAAAGACCTATTTAGAACGGCAAGTCTTCGGCGGAGTCACCGAGCGCCTCTGGTGGGGGTGGCGCTAGTCGAAGTTCTCCGGTCGAAACACTTTTGTGAAAGTCCTTGCATTCCGTATAGGTTTCTAAGCCGTCAATGTCGCCCTCAACGCTGACATTCCACGAGTACCAGCTGCCCTTGTCGTTGCCGTCCTCCACGCTTTTCAGGCGATAGGTTTTGGCAAAACTGGGCAATGTTTTACCGTTGCGCTTTTGCATGGTCATCATGGACATCCAGATCCTGGACCGCTTCAACTGTGTCTTCTTCATGTCGATGATGGCGCTCTCCAGAGAACCGTCTTCATGGACAAGCTTGACATAGTGCTGGGCCGTGCGGACCAACTCGTTGCCGTTCTCCAGCAACTCCATGCCCGTGTCCTTATCGCGGATGGCGGTACGCACCTCTTCGCTGGCGGCGCTGAGTTCACCAATGAAACCACCGCCTTGGGTACGCGGCACAAATTCCAAGAACTTCATCTGGAAATAGGTAGGAATGACCACCACACCGCCGCCCTTCCAGCATTTGCGGGTGACCGTATTGAAGATGTCTCCCTGAGAGGCGCCCTCAATGTATTCGCCATCACTCTTCTTGATCTGCGGGCTTAGTGCCTGAATGATTCGCAAAAAAGGAATTTGAAGATCGGTAGCAGTGACCTCCTCAAACCCCAAATTCATGTCCTCTGCAAAAGCTTTTTCAAGCTCTGTGAGTCCTTTTCCGTTCGTTCTAGCCATTACTTTGCTCCCTTGATCTTAGCTACTGTTCCAATGTACGTGTTAAAAATTTCACCATCGATCTTGTGACCGTTCTCCATATCCTCGCGGATAAGCTTTTTTAGCGTTTGCGGTTCAACCCAGACGCGGCTCGTGGTTTGATGTCCTCGTGCGTCCAAATCCTGCTGCAATTGCTGCGCCTTCTCGTCTTCGTTGATCCCAAAAGAGACCTGAACCTCATTCTTGATGAAGTCCGAAAACCCCTGGTCACGAAGATGATTCAGCGCACTGGATCTTTCGGCTGGATCTTTGGGCATCCGCGCACTGACAAACGTGGAGAGCGTCACGGAGTTACCGTCCACCTCCACTTTCTGCATCCCCATCTCATTCATCCGACCTGGAATGAGGTCGAAGACCAGCTTTTCATGGTCCTTCTTGAGCTGTTTCAGCTCCTCTTCCTTCGCGGAAATTTGCGCCTCAACTTGGCCGGCGCCCCGAATGAGATCGGAAAGCTCTGTACCTGCTTCCATCGTCAATCCGTCAAACGCACCCGCGTCCGCTGTAATTTGGTCCCATAACTTGTCGTCAATTGTTCCCATGAAACGTGTCCTCGTCAGGTTGTAAGTTGTCAATTCCGCCGCGCACCTGAATCTTTACCGGATAATAGGTACGCTCGAATTTGTCCCACTTGAGCAAGTTGATACGACCGTTGTTCATGTCCGCAGCCACGGCAAAAGCCACCCCAATGATGGCTGGATCGCCCATGGGCAATAACCAGTCGTCGTCGTTAAATTGGTGGAGTCGTCGTTTGATGTGGGCCACGACGCGACCAGGTGACAGATGGATCTGCTCCTGCGGTGAAGTCAGCGGAGCCAACTCACCGTACTTCCGTGCTGACAGAATGTCCATGCGCGGATTTTCTTGCGTCACGTAAACGGTCATCTTTCATCCTTTCTCAAGTCTTGTGGCCACCCTACTAAACTTTGTTACTCAATGCAAGCCTCACATGAACTCATTGATGTAACGCGTTTCAAAACATGATACGATGTAATCCATCTGGATATCATCCAATACGATGCCATACTCCTTCAAGACAACGCCCTACACACATCAGAAGGAGGTTCTTGAAGCCTCCTGGAACAAAACCGTGTGGGCGTATTTCCTCGAGATGGGAACAGGCAAGTCCAAGATTTGCATCGACAACGCCGCGATTTTGTTCGAGCGCGGCCAGATCGACACCTTGATCGTGATCGCCCCGAAAGGTGTCTATCGCAACTGGGCGCGGATCGAAGTGCCAGAACACTTACCAGAGCGCATAGAGCGCGACTTGGCCGTTTGGCGACCTAACCCCAACAAAACCGAAAAGAAGGCGCTGACG